AAGTTGGCGGAGCAAAAGGTGGTGAGTATAATACTAAAACTAGGTTGTCTCATATCAGTTGGATTCCTTTTGAAAATGTAGAAACTAAACCTATGTATTTTATATTAGAAGACCTTATGCATAAAACTAATAGAAGACATTTTGGTTTTGAAAATATGCAGATTACTGAACTTGCTCAGTATACAGAATATCCAGAAGGTGGATTTTATGATTGGCATATGGATTGTGATTTAATTATGAAAAAGGAGCCTCCTGTTAGAAAAATATCTATGACTTTAATTTTATCACCAGATGGTGATTACGAAGGTGGCGGATTAGAATTATCTCAACAAGGGCAAGTTTTAAACCCTAAACAAGGACATGCTATTTTTTTTGCAAGTTTTATTAATCACAGAGTTGTACCTGTTACTAAAGGACTTAGAAAATCTTTAGTTATGTGGTTTGGAGGAGAACCTTTTAAATGATGAATAGGGAACTTTGTTTTGCTACACCTGTTTACATTAAAGATGTAGGCACACCTGAATACAACAAATACTTAGAAGAAAAAATTATAGCTTGGAGTAAACAAGATAAAGGTGTAGTTAAAACTAATGTTAATGGTTGGCACTCCAAAACAGATATGCATAAAAAACCTGAGTATAAACATTTAGTAGAAGAATTATATATAGCTCAAGAAGAAATTTATAAAGATGAATGTTTAGATAACAGTCCTCATTTAGGAAATATGTGGGCTAACATTAATTACAAAGGTGGTTTTAATAGACCACATATTCATCCCAATTCTTTATGGTCAGGAGTTTATTATGTTAAGACACCTAAAGACTGTGGACATTTAAAAATAGAAGACCCTAAATCAGTATCTCTCATGGTTCGACCTAGAAAAACAAAAGAAAAAGAACCACAACATTTATGGAGAGAAGTTCATTTTGAACCCGTGGCGGGAAGACTTATTATGTTTCCAGCTTGGTTAAATCATATGGTAGAAACCAACCAAAGTGATGAACATAGAATATCAATATCTTTTAATTTTTTACAAGAAGGTATGTTTGTATGATAATTCATAAAGACCAAATTGTATTTAGAGAAAAATTTCTTCAAACAGAAAAAGGTAGAATGATGCAGACTGAAAATGAAAATTGGAAAAAATTAAAAGAAGATATAGAAAAAAACGGAATATTAAATCCTCTTATATGTACTGAAAAAGATGGTAAATATAGATTATGTATAGGTCAGCGAAGATTTATTGCAGGTTGTATATTAGGTATTAAAGAATATGATATAGAAATTGCACCTAATGAAGACGTTTTAACTTTAAAAACAGAAATTAAAAAATATAAAAAAATACATAAAAATGGATCACCTTTAGCTATATGAGTTTTGAACAGACAAAATATCAAATTATTAGAAATGCTATCTCTTATGATTTAGCTAATTTTTGTTTTAATTATTTTTTACTTAAACGAGATGCTGTAAAATTTATGTATGATAACAATTACATAGCAGAAAATAGTATGCACGGTACCTGGAAAGATCAACAAGTACCTGGAGTATATTCTATTTATGCTGATCATGTTATGGAGACTTTACTGGTTAAAACTTTACCTGTTATGAAAGAAAAAACAGGTTTAGATTTATTGCCTACTTATTCGTATGCAAGAGTATATGAAAAAGGATCAATCTTAAACAGACACAAAGATAGACCTAGTTGTGAGATATCAACAACGATTAACCTAGGTGGTGATCTATGGCCAATATTCATAGATTCAACAGGATCTAATAATGTTGTTAATGAATATCAAGGTATAATGAAACCTAATGCACCTAAAGGTGTAAGAATTGATCTTAAACCAGGTGATATGCTTATATATTCTGGTTGTGAGTTAGAACACTGGAGAGAACCTTTTCAAGGAGAGTTATGCGGACAAGTATTTTTACATTACAATCATGCAAATGGGCCCTTTGCAAAGACTAATTTGTACGATAAAAGACCTATGTTGGGTATACCCAAAGTTAATTTCTCTTGATTTGTTAGTTAGACGTTTTAAATTTCTTATAAATATAAGAGTAATTTAAATACATACATAGAGAGATTGATTAATGGCAACAATACAAAATATCACTATTGACCAGGACGCTGATTTCACAGAAACTTTAACTGTTAAAGATTCTACAGGAACAGTCGTAGATTTAACAGGAAGTACAATGACAAGTAAGTTGAGAAAAACTCATTTGTCAAGTAGTGCTACAAGTTTTACTACTGCTCTTGTAAGTGCAACTGATGGTACTTGTTCAATAACATTAACAGACACAGTTACCTCAGGTCTTTCTGAAGGTAGATATGTTTGGGATTTAACTCAAACTGATTCAAGTGGTATCGTCACTAGACAAATTGAGGGAAGAGCCACAGTTACACCAAGTGTAACTAGATAAAGTTATGTCAACTAAAAATTATCTTGATAGTAAATGGCCTGATTTAGTGTCTCAACCAACTATTCAAAAGGTTGAAGTTGTTAATGAAGTTAATGAGATTGACGAAGATATTGAGAAACAGATTAGACAACTACAAGAACAAAAATTTACTAAAGGTATTCAAAGTGTATTACCAAAAGAAGTTGATATATTAGGACATAGATTAGATAGTTTTTTATCTACTGTACAGGTTGAGAAAGAACAACTAGAACAAAAAGTTAAGAAAGAAGAAATTAAGATTGGTGCTTTAGAAGAACTTTTTTCTACTTTAAAACAAGAAAAGAAAAAACCTGTTGAAGAAAAAAAAGTAGAACCTAAAGTTGAGATTAAGAAAGAACCTAAGAAAGAACCTAAGAAAGATGAAGCTGGTGCGATCAAGACACAAGAGATTGAAGCAGCTTCAGGATTATTAGAATATTTACTTCCTAAAGAAGTTCCAGTATATGATGATAGTATAATAGATAAAGTATCTAAGCAGATTTCAGAAATGAGAGTTGCTAATGAGTTAGAGAAAGAAAAAATATCTAAACTTAGGTCTATTGATACTTTAGAAAAATTAACTCAGGAGTTTTTAAATTTTAAAAACGCCACTTCTGTACAACTTTCTACTGTTGGTGGTGGACTAGATACAAATAAAATATCTGCTGATTTATTGCCTACAACATCAGGAACTTTTGATTTAGGTTCTGCAACAAGACCTTGGCGTAAATTATATTTAACAGGTGGTTCACTTATTGTTGGTGATACTGAAATTGCTGGTACTGAAATTGCAGTTTTAGATGGTGTTACTGCAGGAACAATTAGTGCTAGTAAAGTAGTAATTGTTGATACTAATAAAGATATATCAGGATTTAGAAATTTATCAATCACTGGTGTTTTAACACTAGATGGGAATAATATACAAACAGTCTTAGACTCTAAGGCTACTAAAGCATTTGCAATCGCACAAGCAGTCGCATTAGGATAACTAAATAGTATTATAAGGAAAAAATTATGGCCGTACCAAATACAAAAGACACATTAAAAGAATACTGCCTAAGATCACTAGGTAAACCTGTAATTGACATAAACGTTGATGATGATCAGGTAGACGATAGAATAGATGAAGCAGTACAATATTTTTGTCAATATCATACAGATGGTGTTGAAAGAATGTATTTAAAATATCAAGTAACCGCAGATGATGTAACTCGTATGACAACTGATTCATCTGAGTCTGTAACATCAAATTCAGTGACTACTGCATGGAAACAAGGAAATAATTTTCTTATAGTTCCTTCAACAGTTATTTCTGTTGTTAATGTATTTCCTTTATCTGATAGAGCAAACTTAAATATGTTTGATGTTAGATATCAATTAAGATTAAATGATCTATATGATTTTTCATCTACTAGTATTGTTCATTATGAAATGACAATGAAACACTTGGACTTTCTTGACCATGTATTAGTTGGAGAAAAACCAATGAGATTTAATCATCTATCAAATAGATTATATATTGATCAAGATTGGTCAAATGATATTACAGCAGGAGAATTTTTAGTTATAGAAGTTTATCGTAGATTAGATCCTGCAACTTTCACAGATATGTTTGATGATATCTATTTAAAAAGATATACAACAGCCTTAATCAAAAGACAATGGGGACAAAATTTGTCCAAGTTTAATGGCACAGCAATGTTAGGTGGAGTAACACTTAACGGACCTGAGCTATTCTCAACAGCAATAGCAGAACAACAAAAACTTGAAGAAGAAATAAGATCAAATTATGAAGAGCCTGCACATATGCAACAAGGATAAAAACTAAATGCCAACTAATGTTTATTTCAGCACTGGCACTACATCTGAGCAAAGACTATATGAAGATTTAATTATAGAACAGCTTAAGATATATGGTCAAGATGTTTTTTACTTACCAAGAAAGATAGCAAATAAAGATACTATCTTTGGTGAGGACCCAGCTTCATCTTTCAATGACTCGTACATTATAGAAATGTATGTTGACAACACAGATGGATATATGGGTGAACAAGAGATAATCAAGAAGTTTGGTTTAGAATTAAGAGATGATATTAAGTTTACTGTATCTAAATTGAGATGGGAAACTTTAGTATCTAACAATAATGATTTAGTTGCTGAGAGACCTCAAGAAGGTGACTTAGTTTATTTCCCTACAACAAAAGCATTCTTTGAAATACAGTTTGTTGAACATGAACAACCTTTCTATCAACAAAGTGCTTTACCTGTTTATAAATTATCTTGCACTAAATGGGAATACAGTTCCGAAAGAGTTGATACAGGTATCGCTTCGATTGATTCTGTTGAAGACTCATTATCAACTGATACAAATAACTTTCAATTTAGTTTAGAAACTGGCACATCTGCTAGTGGTGCTATTACACTAGAGAGTGATATAGGTGAAATTAATTACCTTGTCAACGAAGACTTTACAATGACAACACAACAACCTATTGATCAATCAAAAGCATTTGAAACAGCTGCAGGTACAAACACATCATCTACAGCCGATGATATATTAGATTTTAGCGAAAGAAATCCTTTCGGAGAGGTTGATGATAATTAATGTTTGGACAACACTTTTACCATAAAACAATAAGAAATACTGTAATTGCTTTCGGTACGATATTTAATAATATTAATATCAAACGATTGGATTCTAGCGGGAATCCTTTACAAACAATTAGAGTACCTTTATCATATGCACCTAAAGAAAAATTCCTTGTAAGATTAGATCAAAACTCAAACTTAACTGGAGACGATTCAAGCGTAGCGATTACTCTACCTCGTATGTCATTTGATGTCACTGGTTACAGTTATGATTCTTCTCGTAAATTAAACAAGAATCAAAGATATAGTGTAGCTAAAAATGCTTCAGGAGATGAAAAAAAAGTATATACTCAATACTCTCCTGTTCCTTATGATGTAAGTTTTGAGTTAAATGTTTTTACTGCAACATCAGATGATGGTCTACAAGTTATAGAACAAATACTTCCATATTTTCAACCAGACTATACAGTTACTATGATTGTTGATAGAGATTATATGGATACAAAAAGAGATATACCTTTTATATTAGAAAGTGTTGATTATGAAGACACTTACACTGGTGCGTTAACAGACAGAAGAAGAATTATTTACACGTTAAAATTTACAGCAAAAATATACTTATATGGACCAATTGGTTCAAGTGCTGTAATAAGAAAATCATCTGCTGACTTATATACAACTACAGCAGATAAAAATCCATATCGTAGTGAAAGAGTTACAGTTACACCAAATCCAACTGGTGCTGACAAAGATGATTCATACACATACACAACTGCTTTAGATTTTTTTGATGATGCAAAAAACTATGAAGAGGAAACAGGTAACGATACATAATAACAAAAGGTTTTTAAAATGAGTAACATTGATGATAAATTAAATGAAGTACTAAATATTGCTGAAGAAGTACTAGAAAAAAAAGAAGAAAAGAATCCTTTAGAGATTGTAAAAGAAAAATCTATACCTGTTATTCCACAGGCAGATGTAGAAACAGACTTTGAAACTGGTAGAGGAGAACTCTACAAGTTATTAGAAAAAGGTAACGAAGCAATAGAAGGAATACTATCATTAGCAAAAGAAGGAGAGCATCCTCGTGCATATGAAGTCGCAGGTCAACTAATCAAAACTCAAAGTGAAGTAGCTCAAAATCTATTAGACTTGCAAGATAAACTTAAAAAAATTAAAGACATTAAAGGTGATGTACCAAAGAATGTCACTAACGCTTTATTTGTAGGATCAACAACCGAACTACAAAAAATGATAAAGAAAAATAAAGATAAAAAATAATGGCAACATTAGATCAATACTTAGGTAACCCTAATTTAAAAAAGGCACACACTAAATCACGATTCTCTCCTAAACAGGTAGATGAAGTGATGAAGTGCCTTGAGGATCCTAAATATTTCATAGAAAAATATTTAAAAATTGTCACAATCGATAAAGGTCTAGTGCCTTTTGAGATGTATGACTTTCAGCGGAAGATGGTAGACACTTTTCACGACAATAGGTTTACAATTTGTAAACTACCTAGACAAAGTGGAAAGTCAACTATCATTGTCTCCTACCTCTTACATTACGTTTTGTTTAATGATAATGTAAACGTTGCAATACTCGCCAACAAATCTTCTACGGCAAGGGATTTATTAGGGCGATTGCAACTTGCTTACGAGCACTTGCCAAAATGGATGCAACAAGGAGTACTAAATTGGAACAAAGGATCACTTGAACTAGAGAACGGAAGTAGAATCGTTGCGGCTTCAACTTCATCAAGTGCTGTTCGAGGTAGTACTTTTAATATTATATTTCTTGATGAGTTTGCTTACGTACCTAATAACATCGCTGAAGAATTTTTTAGCTCAGTATATCCTACAATATCATCTGGTAAATCATCAAAGGTTATGATCGTATCTACACCTCACGGAATGAATATGTTTTATAAGATGTGGATGGATGCTGTCAATAAGAAAAGTACCTTTGTACCTATTGAAGTACACTGGTCAGAAGTTCCAGGTAGAGATGAAAAGTGGAAAGAACAAACAATAAGAAACACAAGTGAGTCACAATTTCAGACTGAGTTTGAGTGTGAATTTTTAGGTAGTGTTGATACATTAATCAATGCACAAAAATTAAAAGCAATGGCTGTCATAGACCCTAGAAGAAGTCCACAAGGACTAGACGTATATGAAATGCCTATTAAAGATCATACTTATGTCATTACAGTTGACGTTGCGAGAGGTGTACAGAACGATTACTCTGCTTTCATAGTCATAGACTCTACAAAGGCACCATATAAGATTGTTGCAAAGTATAAAAATAATGATATCAAACCCATTGTCTTTCCAAATGTATTAGACAAGATAGGTAAGTTATATAACAAAGCATATATTCTAATAGAGATAAACGATCTAGGTCAACAAGTGGCAGACGCAATGCAATTTGAACTAGAATATGATAACATGATGATGGTTACACAACGAGGACGAGCAGGTCAAGTATTGGGTGGAGGCTTCAGTGGAAGAGGTAATCAACTTGGTGTGAGAATGACTAAAGGTACTAAAAAAATCGGAACTTCAAATCTGAAAAGTTTGATAGAATCTGATAAATTAATCATAAATGACTTTGATATTATCTCAGAACTATCAACGTTTATTGCCAAAGGAAAATCTTTTGAGGCTGAAGCAGGTTCACATGATGATTTAGTGATGTGTCTAGTTATCTTTTCTTGGTTAGCCAATCAAAGATACTTTAAAGAACTAACAAATATAGATGTTAGAGGTCAAATGTTTACAGATCAAAAAAACGCAATTGAGGCAGATATGGCACCTTTTGGGTTTATAGATAACGGACTAGACGATCCTGAAGGTAAAGATAATGGATATTTTGATGACGCAGGTGTCTTATGGCAACCTGTAACGTATCGTAGGGGAGAATAGTAGAGATATAGGATAACATAAATATCTACAAAAGGGTTATAACTAATACAAACTTTAACACTTAATTAATTAAGGAGAACTAAATATGGCTTTTCAAGTATCACCAGGTGTTCTCGTTACTGAAAAGGATTTAACAAACGTAATTCCCGCTGTTTCTACAACTAGTGGAGCGATTGTTATTACTGCTGCTAAAGGACCAGTTAGTGAAATTACTTCAATTTCATCTGAACAAGAATTAGTTGAAGTATTTGGGAAACCAAATTCTTCTAACTTTGAAGAATGGTTTACAGCATCAAACTTTTTAGGATACGGAAACAATCTAAAAATAGTACGTCCTGAAACTGGCATGGTAAATGCTGCAGTATCTGGAACGGCTGTTATAATAAGAAATACATCACATTACTTAACTTCTTTCTCAGACGGATCAGGATCAGTTGGTGCTTATGCCGCAAGAGAACCAGGAATATTAGGAAATTCTTTAAGAGTATCTAAATGTTCTAACTCAACGGCTTTTGGACCACAAAGTACAGGTGCAGCTGGCACAGGTGCTGTTAATGATGCGTCCGCAGCAGTTGGCGACACGGCAATTACTGTTGATGATGGTACGTTGTTTCAAGTAGGTGACCTATTAGAGTTTGGAGATACTTCTGTATTTACAGCAGTACCTTCTGGACACTATTACAAAATAACTGCAATATCAACTCACTTATTGACCGTTGCTAGATTTAATATTTCTACTGGCGCAACAGAATCGGGCGGACTAAGACACGCTGTTGTTGATAACGCTTTAATAAAAAGACATTGGGAATATTACTTTAACTTTACTAATGCTCCAACTACTACAGATGATGTATCTAATGCTGGTGGTTCACTTGATGAACTTCACATTGTTGTATCAGATGAAGATGGTGCAATTACAGGAACTGCAGGAACAATTTTAGAAACATTTGAAGGTGTATCACAAGCTTCAGATGCTAAAACTTCTCAAGGTAATAGTAATTACTATGCTGATGTTCTTTACCAAAAATCACAATATGTTTATTGGATGGATCACGAAACAACACTTGGAGACGCTGGAGAACTAAAAGCTAGTAATACATTTGATCAAGTAGGTTCAAGTGCATTTGCTGTATTTAATTACTCTTTGGCTAATGGTACAGATGATTACGCTGTTACACAAGGCGAAATCACTTTAGCATATGATTTATTTTCTGATGCTGAATCAGTTGATATATCATTACTAATGTGTGGACCTTCTCAAACAGGTGCTGACGCAACTGGAGATACAAAGGCTACTGCTGTTATGGATATTGCAACAACAAGAAAAGATTGTGTTGCTTTCATATCACCTGCGAGAGCAGATGTGGTTGATATCACAAGTGGTATAATACAAACTGCAAATGTTAAATCATTTGCTGAAGGTTTACCATCTTCAAGTTATGCTGTAATTGACAGTGGTTACAAATATATGTACGACAAATACAATGACGTTTACAGATTCGTTCCTTTGAACGGAGATACTGCTGGTCTTTGTGCTAGAACTGACAATATTGCAGACGCATGGTTCTCACCAGGCGGTTTCAATAGAGGTCAAATTAGAGGTGCTGTTAAATTAGCATTCAATCCAAACCAACTTCAAAGAGATGAACTATACAGATCAAGAGTAAATCCTGTTATTGCATTTCCTGGACAAGGTACTGTATTGTTTGGCGATAAAACTGCTCAACTAAAACCTAGTGCTTTCGACAGAATAAACGTTAGAAGATTGTTTATCGTATTAGAAAAAGCAATTTCTACTGCTTCTAAATTTCAATTGTTTGAATTTAATGATGAATTCACTCGAGCACAATTTAGAAATCTAGTGGAACCTTTTCTAAGAGATGTACAAGGTCGTAGAGGTGTAACAGACTTTTCAGTAGTTTGTGATGATACAAATAATACTGGAGATGTTATAGATAGAAACGAGTTTAGGGCTGATATCTTTATCAAACCTGCACGTTCTATCAATTTTATTCAACTTAACTTTGTGGCTACTAGATCAGGCGTTGCCTTTTCTGAAGTCGCAGGCGCATAATCATAGAAGGAGAAATATAATATGCCAAATATAAATGACTTTAAATCTCGCCTTCGTGGTGGTGGAGCGAGAGCCAATCAGTTTAAGGTAACTTTACCTTTTCCTGGATACGCTGCAGTTGGTGGTGAAACATCTGACCTTGCTTTCTTATGTAAAGCAACTGCTATACCTGGTCAAACACTAGGTAATGTAGCTGTTGATTTTAGAGGAAGAAAACTTAATATCGCTGGGGATCGAACTTTCGAACCTTGGACAATTACGGTATTAAATGATACTGACTTTAAACTATATAGAGGTTTTGAAAGATGGATGAATGGTATAAACAATATGACTGACAACGAAGGTATCGCAAATCCTGCTGATTATCAAGTTGATGGTTTTGTTGATCATTTAGATAGAAACGGATCAACTCTAAAGTCCTACACTTATAGAGGATTGTTTCCAATTGCCTTAGATAATATTGCTTTGAATTACGGAACTAATGACACTATAGAAGAATTTGGTGTTACGTTCCAATTCCAATACTTTGAAACAGATACTACTACATAATAAGTTAAATCGAAAAGGAAAATTATAATATGGTAAAACTACTTGGATTCGAAATAACAAGAAAAGATAATGATCTGGAGAAGCCGGCACAAGCCAAACAGGCTTTTACCATCCCTTCTCCAGATGACGGTACTACAACTATATCTGCTGGTGGTTACTTTGGCCAATACTTGGATATGGAAGTTACTGCTAAGAATGATTTTGATTTAATCAAGAGATATCGTGAAGTTGCTCAGCATCCTGAATGTGATACAGCGATTGAAGACATCATTAATGAAGTTATCGTTTCTAATGAAAGAGATTCCTCAATTTCTCTATCACTAGATAAACTTGCTATTTCTGAAAATATAAAAGTAAAAATTAGAGCAGAGTTTGATGAGGTGTTACGCCTTATAAATTTTGACGAAAAAGGACACGACATCTTTAAACGATGGTATGTTGACGGAAGAATTTACTTCCACAAGGTGATCGATCCTACTAGTCCTAGAAAAGGATTAACAGAAATTAGATATATCGATCCTAGAAAAATTAAAAAGGTTCGAGAGATAACTAAAAGACGAGACAGTCAAGGTAAAGGTATTGAGGTTGTAGAACAAACCGCAGAATGGTTTGTTTATAATGAAAAAGGAATGTCATCAGCAAATTCAAATGCTGGTGTAAAGATTTCTTCTGACTCAATTACTTACATTACATCTGGCGTTGTTGATCAAACTAAAAATATGGTCATGAGTCATTTGCATAAAGCAATTAAACCTGTCAATCAATTAAGAATGATTGAAGACGCTGTTGTTATTTACAGAATAGTAAGAGCACCAGAAAGACGAGTATTCTATGTTGATGTTGGTAATTTACCAAAAGTAAAAGCAGAAGCATATCTAAGAGATGTGATGGCAAGATATAGAAATAAACTTGTTTATGATGCCTCAACAGGTGAGATAAGAGATGACCGAAAACATATGTCTATGCTTGAAGACTTTTGGTTACCTCGTAGAGAGGGTGCAAAAGGAACAGAAGTATCTACTTTACCTGGTGGACAAAACTTAGGTGAGATCACAGATGTTCAGTACTTTCAAAAGAAACTTTACAAGGCATTGAATGTACCAATTTCAAGAATGGAATCAGAAGCAGGTTTCAATCTTGGTAAGGCTGCTGAGATTACTAGAGATGAATTGAAGTTTACTAAATTCATTCAAAGACTGAGAAAAAGATTTACAGCAGTCTTTAGTGATGTATTGAAATCACAGTTAATATTAAAAGGTATTATTGCAATTGAAGATTGGCAAAAAATTCATCATCATATACAGTATGATTATTTAAAAGATGGATATTTTGCTGAACTAAAAGAAGCAGAAATACTAAGAGAACGATTAAGTTTAGCACAAGAAGTAAGTCCATATATTGGAAAATACTACTCGATAGACTTTATAAGAAAAAAAGTATTAAAACAAAGTGATGAAGATATCATTGAAATTGATAATCAAATTGCTAATGAGATAAAACAAGGTGTTATTGCTTCTCCTGAAGGACAAAATATGACAGGAAATGATGATGATACTGATAATGCTGATATAAATAATATAGGAGATGAATAATTATGCCAAATGATGATATAAAGAATATGGTTAATTCACTTGCAAGTGGTGATAACGTTAAAGCTCAAGACGTATTTAAAAATGCTTTAGCTGATAAAATAGGACAAGCACTTGACGACAAAAGACAATCAGTTGCTACTGGCTGGTTAAATGCTGGTACTGAATTAGAAGCAACAAAAGACGCTGCACAGTTAGATAATGTTAGTGGAGTAGTTACACCAGGACAAGAACCTGCTGAACCTGTTACACAAGAACCAGTAGAAATAGATCAAGGTGGAGAAGATGTTGAACAACCTGTCGTTCCAGAAGTTTAAAAATAAACTAACAGAACGAAAAGAAGACGGTCCTAAAGAAACTGCGGAGTTTAAGAAATTATCTCCTGTTGAAAAAAAGGCCGTAAAAGATATATTTGCTATGTTAGGTAATACTAAGGGGGACATCATAAGTAAGATTGATGGTATTATCAAACAAGTGGCAAAAAAAAGAAATATTAAAGTGTCTTCAATAGAAGATTATTTTGACAATGAGATATTAAACTAATAAAAAAAGGAAAAATAAATGTCATTCGTAACAACAACAGTAAAAGATACAGTAGTTTCAGATGGTGCTAATGGCGGTCTTGTAACCGTTAAAGCAATATTTGATAATGATACTGCTGATAATCTTATTTTAAACGGAGATGCTCTATCTGGTTTTGCTAACGGTGCTAAGTTGCATTTAACAAGAGCATGGTGGGCACTTACACAAGGTACAGCTGCTGCAAATACAGGTGATCTAATCGTAAAATTTATAGGTGCTTCTGATAATGTAGTTGCAATACAACTTGCTGGCACAGGTCACTATGACGGTACTGCTGGTAAAGTTTTAGGTAGTGCAGTAAATACTACTGTCACTTCAGCTGACATCAATGGTCAGACAAGAGGAACATCTGGATACTGTATTTTAGAATTTAGAAAAGACGAAACATTTACTGCTTAATCTTTATGGCAATTAGTAATACATCAGTTGTAAATTCTATTTCTAAATACATTGTTAAATCAAAAGGTATTGGAAATGAAATAGACCAAGAGATGATTACAGGCAGTGCTGAAAAACTTGCAGGTGGTAATGATAAATCATTAGTGAGTTTAATAGAATGTTATTATTTAATAGAAGGTACTGGCACATTAACATTAAGTACCTCTAGTGAAGAAAACGATTTGATTTTAACTGGTAAGGGTAAGTATGGCTTAAGACCCGATCAATTAAAATTTGGTAATGATAAACAAGTATTATTAACAACTGATTCAAATGTAATTAGTTATTTGTTAGTAACTGAATTTAGGAGAACTGCTTAATGGCTGATGTAGTAACAAGTCAAACGATAGTAGATACATCTGGAACAAAAACCGTGATGAAGTTTACTAATATGAGTGATGGATCAGGTGAGACACTAGTAACAAAAATGGATTCTAGTGCTTTAACTTTTATGACCGAAGATGCTACCAAAAGTATTGCAAAGATTTGGTGGGCAGTTAATACGACCAATGGTAAATCTGGTATAGAATTATTATGGGCAGGTAGCGGAACAAGTGCTGCTGACGCAACAATAGGTTTCTTTTCTGGAAGAGGATATCACGATTACTATACTTCAGGTAATAGTATTCCTAACAATGCAACATTAACAGCAAGTACAAGTCCTGCTGGCGATGTATTACTTTCAACAAAAGGATTTGTTGCAGGAGATAACTATACTATCATTATTGAGATAAGATAATATGAGTAAAGATAACACAAGACAGATATTAGAAAGAATTGTAGGTACTAAAAGTAAAAGTGAACTTGCAGAAAAATTTAAGATGGCATTTGCTGAAAAGTATAAAGTTAAACAAGAAGAAGTTAAACAAGGAATTGTAGATAAAGTTTACAATAAAAACAAGGCGGAGAGATAACATGAAGTTAATAACAGAAACAATAGAAGATATCGAAGTATTAACAGAAGCAAATGCTTCTGGTGTTAAACAATACAAGATACGAGGTATTTTTATGCAAGCGGATATTAAGAACCGTAACGGTCGTACTTATCCTGTTGAAACTCTTGCTAAAGAAGTTAAAAGATATAACGAACAATTCATAACCAAGAAACGTGCTTTCGGTGAACTAGGACATCCAGATGGACCAACAGTTAACTTAGAAAGAGTTTCACACATGATTACAAGTTTAAAACCAGAAGGTAGAAACTTTATAGGTGAAGCCAAAATCATGGATACTCCTTACGGTAAAATCGTTAAGAATTTAATTGACGAAGGTGCTCAATTAGGTGTGTCATCAAGAGGTATGGGATCAATATCTAACGGTACAGTTGGAAGAGATTTTTACCTTGCTACTGCGGCTGATATAGTTGCAGATCCTAGCGCTCCAGATGCTTTCGTTGAAGGCATAATGGAAGGCAAAGAATGGATATGGGACAACGGAATGCTGAAAAGTATTGAAGTTGAACAATACAAAAAACAAATAGAGAATACTAAACGTGCCGATTTGGCAGAAAAGAAAGCCTCTATTTTTAACGACTTTTTATCTAAAATGAAATAACCTACGCGGAATAACTTATTTGCGAATGGTATAAAAAAGGTAGATTGTATAAATAATAGTAACATTAAAAATTTATAAATTTTTATTAATATAATAATCAAGGAGAGACCGAATGTCTGACATTAAAAATGATGTAGAAAAAGTAGAAGAAAAAGTAAATGCTGCTGTAGCAAATGCTGCTCCTGCTGAACCTACTCACCTTAAAAATGACGCAGTTGATATGGGTGCGGCAGTTGTAAAACCAACTGATAGTGCTACCGTTTCAAAAGCGAAACAAAACACATCGGATCCAGCACTAAAAAATGCCAAAGATGGTTCATTATCAAAAGATAGTAAATCTGGCACATCTGTTAAAGAAGAAGAAGTAGAAAAAGAAGTTAAAGTTAAAACTGAAGAAACTACTGACAATTTAGAAATAGATTTAACTGCTGACGTTAAGGCATTAGTTTCAAGTGACGCTGACTTATCTGAAGAATTTAAAGAAAAAGCTGCGACAATATTTGAAACTGCTGTTAAAACAAGAATCCAAGAACAAACTAAAATCCTTGAGGCGAAGTACGAAGAAAAACTTTCAAAAGAAACTGAAACAGTAAAAGAAGCTATGGTCGAAAAAGTTGATTCATACCTAAACTATGTTGTTGAAGAATGGATGAAAGAAAATGAATTAGCAGTTGAAAGAGGAATAAGAACTGAGATTGCTGAAGACTTCATTACTGGTCTTAAAGATTTATTCAAAGAACATTATATTGATGTTCCTGAAGAAAAATACAATGTACTTGATGACTTAACAAATCAAGCAAAAAAACTTGAAGAAAAACTTAACGAACAATTTGAAAAAAATGTTGTGTTAAGCAAAAAAGTATCTGAAGCTGAGAAAGTTAAAATAATTGACGAAGTGTCAAGCGATTTAGCTGATACAGAAAAAGAGAAATTTAATTCAATGGCCGAAAATGTTGAGTACGATAGTGCAGAAAAGTTTAAGGAAAAGTTAGAAACGATTAAAGAATCTTACTTCCCTAAAACAAGAATTGCTGAAGCTACATCAAAAGCAGATGAGGTTGACGCAGTTGCGGCTAACGCTCCAATTGAGAGCAGTACCGATGCTATGGCTGCATATACAGCCGCTATTACTAAAAACCTTAAATCTGTAAAGATTTAATTAATTAATAACTAGGAGAGATAAAAATGTATCTTACTGAAACATTACAAAACAAATGGCAGCCAGTATTGGAGCATCCTGATTTACCAAAAATCGGTGACGCATACAAAAGAGCTGTAACAACTGTTATCTTGGAAAACCAAGAAAAAGCAGTTAGAGAAGACAGATCATTTATGTCAGAGGCTGCACCGGCTAACGCAACTAGTGCTTCAATTGACAATTGGGATCCTGTTTTAATATCACTTGTTCGAAGAGCAATGCCTAATCTTATTGCTTATGACATCTGTGGTGTTCAACCGATGACTGGACCAACTGGTCTTATCTTCGCTATGAAATCCAGATTTGGTACACAAGCTGGTGCTGAAGCATTATTTGACGAAGCTGATTCAGACTTCTCATCAAGAGATGCTGCTGGCGGTTCAGGTTCTACATCTGCACAAGCTGGTACTAACCCTGCAACTTTAAACGATAGTCCTGCTGCTGGTGCTTACACTACTGGTGATGGTATGACTACTGCTCAAGCAGAAACGCTTGGCGATGGTACTGACGAGTTTGCTGAAATGGCTTTCTCAATCGATAAAGTTACGGTTACTGCAAAATCAAGAGCTCTTAAAGCAGAATACACTATGGAACTTGCTCAAGACTTAAAAGCAATCCATGGTTTAGATGCTGAAACAGAACTTGCTAACATTCTTTCTTCTGAAATCCTTGCGGAAATCAATAGAGAAGTTGTTAGAACAATCTACACTACTGCAAAAGCTGGTGCTCAAGTTAATGTTACTACTGCTGGTATATTTGACTTAGACACAGACTCTAATGGTAGATGGTCAGTTGAGAAATTCAAAGGACTATTATTTCAATTAGAGAGAGATGCTAATGCAATTGGTCAACAAACAAGAAGAGGAAAAGGTAATATAATTATCTGTTCAGCTGATGTTGCTTCGGCACTTCAAATGAGTGGTGTATTAGATTACGCTCCTGCTCTTGCTACTAATCTAAACGTTGATGATACAGGAAACACTTTCGCTGGTGTATTAAATGGTAAATTTAGAGTTTACATTGATCCATACAGTGCTAACGTTTCTGCATCACAATTCTACGTTGTAGGTTACAAAGGTGCTTCACCATACGACAGTGGTATTTTCTATTGTCCTTACGTTCCATTACAAATGGTACGTGCAGTTGGTCAAGATAGCTTCCAACCGAAAATTGGGTTCAAAACCAGGTACGGTATGGTTGCAAATCCTTTCGCAACTTCTAACGGTCTAGGTGCAATTGACTTAACGTCACCTGCAGCTGGTGATCAAAACGTTTATTACAGAAGAACGAAGGTAGTAAATATAATGTAAGCTACTTTCTACTTCTTTAGTAGAGACAATCTTAAAAGGGTGCTTTAATCGGCACCCTTTTTTTTTAGCATATGCTTTACATAAACTTCGTAACCTTATAAATAGTTATATGAAAGAATGGAACTGGTATTGTTATGATTGCACATGGAAAGGTACACCACCAGATTTAGTGTT